GTGGTCGAAAGCACCGCACTCGAAATGCGGCGTACGGGTAACTGTACCGAGGGTTCGAATCCCTCCCTCTCCGCCACTATCTCATTGCGAATCAATGAGATGCCCTTGCGGGAGGCCAAAAATCCCCAGTTTCTGCGCCGTTTTGCGGCTGGCACCGAAACCTCAGAGACTGCCAAAACCGCCAAATTCGGTCTCTGACGGGCTTTTGTCTCTTTTCACCGAAACCTCGCTCGGAAAGGTACCGGTTCAAAAAGTGGCGGATTTCAGCCGTTTTTGATGATCGAGGGTCCGATACCTTTTGTGCCCGATTTCGGCAGGCGAGATGGCTGCAACTGCTGGTACCGACACGATAATCCGGTCATTTGTGTGCCGCTCATGCGCCGTCAATCCACCATGCTCCAGAACCCGCTCTTACGCCCATGCAGTTTGCGCAATTTTGCCTCATATTCGGCGTGCGGTTCAAGCTCGCCGTAGTCGGGGATTTGGCGCGCCAGACTGGCGCACTCGAGGAAATGACGGGCGGCGTGCTTGTAACGCTTTGAGCGGGCGTGGATCAGTGTGAAATCGATCATGGCGCGCAGCACAAGACTCGCTGCCAACGGATACTTTGCCGAGAGGGCATCGGCGGCAGGAGACAGGATCTCGTAATGATCGCCGTCGATTTTATCGAACTGCTTGATCACGAGATTGGCTGCGCGATCGAGCGCGGGCCATGACACGAGAAATGACAGTCCCCCTAGAAGGCTGGGGTAGTTTTCAGCGTGATCGAAGGCTCGAGTTTCCGCATCAATGTCATCGAAGTCTGGAAGTCGTTTGAGATAACCGCGCAAGTGCTCTGCCGAAAGCGAACGTTCGAAGCATGACCAGCGCATTTGTTGTGCCTCACTCCCCCGGTCAAGCGCCTCCAGAACGGCAATCCGTGCATCAATCCAGTGAAAATCAGGCCAATCGAAACGGAGTTGCGCGGAATTACTCGGCGTTGCTTCGTCAAGGATGACGAGCGCATCCTGCGCTCGATTTGCTGCAAGCAGGCGGTCTGCAATCTCGGCGGCTATCCGAGGAACCTTGCGGGTCTGTTCGTCATATTGCCCCATGAAACCCTCGACATCGCCTAATGCATCTGCGATTTCCATGAGGGCTAGGCGCACCGTGCTTTCGCGCCTGCGTTCTTCGATTTCGTCCTGATAGATGGCGCCGCGCGAGGACCAACCAATTTCCACTCGCTCGCCATCAGCCGGCTTTACAATTGGCTTTTGCGCCAATTCCTCAATTCGTTTTCGCAGGTGCTTGAGGCCGGTGTTGCCAAGCACCGAAGCGAGGGCGCTGATAAGTTCGTCGTATTGACCATAGTGGTTCTGCTGCAAGGCATCATAGACCGTCTCGGCCAGCATTTCCGACTTTATGTTTGCCTGGGCAGAGATTGCCGCCAGGTCCTCGACGGCCTCATGGAAAATGCTGCTGACAATTCCGCTGCTGTCATCGCATCGCTCGAAGACAGAGTTGGCAAGGCCCAAAAAGCGCCACATCAATTCGAGACCCGCGTCAGGGTCCGCCTTTGCCACCTGTTCGACAATCGCGTGGCGCTGGGTTGCGAGGTCATCCGTCAAGCTTTTGCGTTTTTGCCAGTCAACGAACGAGCGGGATCGACGGATCGCGTTGAGCCTTTTCTCGATCTCACGTGCGACCTCGGCCGGGCTTTGCGCCCCGGCAAGCTCGAGCCGCAGGCGGCGCTTGGCTGCGGCATTGCCGGTGCTGATTTCCATGAGCAATTGGGCAAGGCGAACCGCTCCCAATTCTTCGAGATTCTTTGCGTTCAGGGTTTTCTTGGATGCCAAGGTATCAACTCGATCAGGTCTGGTTTCGCGGTCAGTGCATCGTGGGCTTTTGGGTGGGGAGCCCCTCGAGCATTTGCCGCCGGGCCCGGGTGCAGGACAGGACGGCTTCGTGGATTTCGGTTTCCATGATGCAGGTCAGTTCGCGCACATGCCTGAAGGTCGTCTCAAGCTCGGTGCGGCTTTCAGCCTGAACGTCGCGCGCGACCAGGTCTTCGATACCGGCCATCATGGCGCGCAATTCGCCAAGGTGACCCAGAGCCTGATGGGCACGCTCCGGCAGATCGATGCGATCCCGGTCGCCGAACAGTCCTTCGACAAACCCATCCAGTTCCTTCCTGCGCACTTGGGCGAACCTCGCCAAATTCTCGGCTGAAGGATCGAGCTTGAGGCGGGTCAGGCTGAAAGTGGCAGTCCGCTCATTGTGTTTGGTCAGGCTGTTCCACAGCTGGTTGATCAGAACATCGAGTAGATGGTTGAAATCATCCATGGAATCAAATGGTGGAAATTCACCACCCCACAGCGCCTTGACGACTGGCATCGGCGACTTTTCCAGAACAGGGGACGCAATTGCGCCCAGGAACCGCGTACGGACCTCGTGATAGGGAACGGGGCAAGCATATTTGTCCAACAGGTCGCGGACGGCTTTTTCAGTCGGGGCTTTGAATTTGGGCGCCATGGCCGATCTATAACCACCAGCTGCTGGCAACGCCACACGGGCGCGGCGTTATTCTCTCCCGAACACCGCTGATGGTTGCTCGCACCAAGGCAGTTCGGTGGCAGCGATGAGTTCTTTCAGCGACATTGCAGGCGCGGCGCGCTGGATCAGCAGCCGATCGAGCACTGCGGGCGCAAGATAGGCCAGCCTGAGCACCCGGCCAGCATAGGGATGCGTCACCTTCTCGGTCGTCGCGATGTCCTGAATGGTGGCCACTTCGCCACGTTCGAGCTTGCGCCGCCAACTCCACGCCTTGGCGATCGCCTTCATGATGTGCGGATCCACGCCGCTGGTGTCCGGCACGATGTCAGCGGGAGGCACGATCTTCGGGCGCCCGTTGCGCTTGCGGATGGTGAGCGGGACGAATACCCGCATGGTGGTGGGCGCGCTCATGCAGCTTGCCTCCGTTCTGGCGTGATCATTTCCCGGACGACCGAGCCAAGGCCGCCGGTGTTGAGGTCGATGGCGAGGCCACCGGCACTGACCGTGACCCGCTCGATCAGCAACCTGGCGATGCGGGCCTGCTCAGCCGGGAACAAGGATTCCCAAAGCCCGTCAAAGCCCGCCAGCGCGGTAACCACGTCATGCTCGTCGATATCTGGATCGCTCTTGCGCGCGGCCTCGACAGCCTGCGCGGCGATTTCCGGGGTGCGCAGCAGCGACCGGATGTACTGGATAACAGCGGCCTCGACCATGCCGGCATTGAGCCGGACATGGCCGTCACGGCCTTCATCGGCGCGATTCCGGATCGCATCCATCGAGGTGTAGTAGCGGTAAAGCCGGCTGCCCTTCTTGGTCATGGTTGGCGTCATCGCGACGCCGGTGCCCGTGAAGATGAGCCCCTTCAGCATCGCCGGGGTCTTGGCCCGGGTGTTGGCTGCGCGGGTGCGCGGGCTCTCCTGCAGGATCGCGTGAACCGCGTCCCACAGCGGCTGGTCGATGATGGCCTGATGTTCGCCGGGATAGCTGGTGCCCTTGTGCACCGCTTCGCCAAGGTAGAGCCGGTTGCGGAACAGCTTGTAGAGGAACCCCTTGTCGATCCTCCGGCCACGTTTGTTGCGCACATCCTGCGCGACCAATTCTCGGGTCAACAGCGTGGCCGAGCCTAGCTCCGTGAACCGCTGGAACACTGCTCGAACCTGATCGGCTTCAGCCTCGTTGACGACCAGCTTGCGGTCGACCACGTCGTAACCCATAGGCACGAACCCGCCCATCCACATCCCCTTTGCGCGGCTGGCAGCGAATTTGTCGCGGATGCGCTCCCCGGTGACCTCGCGTTCAAATTGGGCAAACGAAAGCAGGATGTTCAGCGTCAGCCGGCCCATCGACGTCGTTGTATTGAAGGCCTGCGTCACCGACACAAACGTCACGTTGTTGCGGTCGAAGGCCTCGACCAGCTTGGCAAAGTCCATCAGCGATCGCGACAGGCGGTCGATCTTGTAGACAACGATCACGTCAACGAGCCCCGCCTCGACGTCTTCCAGCAGGGCCTTCAGCCCCGGCCGATCGAGCGTGCCGCCGGAGAACCCGCCGTCATCGTAGCGTTCGCGCATGCAGACCCAGCCTTCGGCGCGCTGGCTGGCGATGTAGGCCTCGCAGGATTCCCGCTGGGCATCGAGGCTGTTGAACTCCATGTCCAACCCTTCCTCGCTGGATTTTCGGGTATAGACTGCGCAGCGCAGGCGGCGCGGTGTTGCTGCCTCCTTCATGCGGCAGCCCTCTTGTTTTCACGCAGGCCAAAGAAGCGGTAGCCGTTCCACTGGGTTCCGGTGATGTCGCGCGCGACTGCCGACAGCGACTTGTAGCGCCGTCCCTGCCAATCGAACCCGTCCTGCAGGACCGTGACAACATGCTCGGCGCCGTCCCATTCGCGCACCAGCTTCGTGCCGGTCACCGGGTTGCGGGGGTCGACAATCACGGTCTTGCGCACTTTCTTGCCCTCGACTTCGTCAGCCAGCGCATCAAGCAACCGGGTGACCGGCTTGGAAAGGCCGCCGTAGGTCAGTTCCTGGATCCGGTAAGCGAGACGCTGCTCGAGAAATGCCCGGCTGTTGTTGGGCGGCGCTGCCGCGAACAGTTTTTCCCATTCCGCCTTGAGCTGCGGCACTGTCATTTCCTTCAGCGCCGCCAGTCTCGCCAGCGCCGACCCGTCGTCAGGATGTTGCATCATCGTCCTCCTTTGCGGGCCCTGTGCCCGGGACGACTGACGCTCTTGGTGGCCGAGATAGCCAGCGAACTATCTCCGTTCGCGGCAGATATAGAACTGGACTGTTCGCGCTGGCGCAGAATGCCAGCTGCGATAATGCGACCCAACTCGGCAAGCCGGGCTTCGGTTGTCATGTGGCTTGGTTGGAACGGGTTCGGGGTCTTCACTTGTGGTGTCTCCGCCTGGTGCCCGACAGGGGTCGAGCGGTGGTGCTGAGACGGAAAAGCCAGTTGGCCCCAGGAAACGGGACAGCGAGACGTTCAAATATTGCTGCCAGATAGAAGAACAGGTGCGAGGGCATCGATGCCCAGAAGGTCAGGTGGGTTCGCGGCCCGAGCTATCTGTTCATTCGCTCAATGGGAAAATGAAGGACAAATCCAATTAAAACGGACTTTTATCCCTAACGTCCTTGGCAAAGGGATGATCACCTCCGTCGCGTATACAGACTCTGGTGCGCGCGCAGCACGATCGCAATGATCGTAATGCCATCATCGCTGACGCTGTTTTCGTCAGGCCGGCCAATGACAATTGGCTCCTGGAATTCAGCGCGCGTCGACTCTCCGCGAAGAATGTAGTTCTGCCCGTCGTGATCAAGGCGCTTGCAGGTCAACTCGTGCAGGTCGTGACGGTCGCGCTGGACGATGACGATGTCGCCAGGCTGGGGCTCGACATAGCCATAGGCAACACGCAGGCATTCAAGATCCGATCCCGGCGGGATGACCTTGTCCATTGAGAGCCCCTCCATCTTCAGGGCCAGGCGCTCACTTCCCGGAAAGGGATTGGGGCCAACCTCGATGGAATAGCGGTCTTCTGCGCCCCAGGTGGTCTCCTCGCGCCAGACGCCAGCGGCAACAGCACCCACCACCTCGAGCGTCTCGAAAGGCTGCGCGCCGCCGGCGCGGTGGGTGATGGTCGCGGCGGCCGGGATCATCTGCGAGATGTCCATTTCCAGCGCCTTGGCCAGGCCCACCAGCGTATCGAGCGTCGGGTTAGCGCTCTTACCCTTAACGATGTCGCGCACGAGATACGGGTTCTTTCCCGAGGTCGCTGCCAGTGACAGCGAACGCGAGTTCCACTTGGCGTCAGGCGCAGTCGCTTCCTCCAGAATTTTGCGGAGATAGGCGATGTTGAAGGCTGATGGCTGGGTCATGGGCTGTGGGTAACATTGTGGGATGCTTCCCGCAATCTTAATTGTGGGATTCCGCCCTACTTGTGATGTTGGATTGATCTCGGAATAAAGGATGTATGACGCATCCCATAGTTCCCGAGATTGATTCGTTCCTCAAGGCCCACAAAATGGCCGAGAGCTACTTCGGCCGCAAAGCCGCAAACGACTGGAAGCTCGTGCGCCAGCTGCGCGCCGGGCGCCGACTATGGCCCGACACCGAAGCTCGCATCCGCGCTTTCATGGCTTCCTATGAGAAGCCGGCACGCGGCCGCCTTTCACACCGATCCACCCGTTCATCCATGCAAGTGCAGGATGGAACATAAGGTGAACTAATTTCCGCATCAACCCTTTGTCCCGTTCGCGTGGGACGGTTTCTCCCACCAGCAGTAGAGGTAATTATGGCAAAGATTTCTCCCATCCGCTCGTCGCGAAAGGCGGCCCTGAACGAACTCCAGCTGTGCATGTGGCTGGACGGCGCTGCACCTGGCGACACGCTCGAATATTATCGCGGGTTCCTCGCCAAGGACGTCTGGAAGGGGCCGGGCCAGCGACTGAAAGAACCCCAGCGCATTGTGCTTGATCGCCTCGCCAGCCGGGCCCGCTGGGCATCGGAGCGCGGGTTTGCTCACCTGGTTCAGCGCCGGATCGCACCTGAGCAGTTCAGCTACCTTCTGATCGCCCGGCCGCGCGCGCCATTTGCGCAAAGCCCGCTTGCCTGCATCGAACTGGCCGCTGCGGCCTGATCCCAACCCCCAGCAACACGGAGCGCATGCCCATGTCCTTGCCCATTAACAGCGCCGGCCAATCTGGCGAGCCCCATGCAATTTCTGCCGGAGGCAGCTTTTCCGGCAAGCCCGAATGGCGCTGCACACAGTGCGGCAAGCTGCTTGGCGTCGCCAAGGGTAACCAGTTGCACATCCGCGTCCAGAAGCACCGCGAGTATCTGGTTGGGTTCCCGGTGACCGCGAACTGTCACGGCTGCGGCACCCTGAATGAGAAGTCCGCCTGCTAGTCGCTAGCAGGATCACACACACCCAAATCCCCGAAACAAGAGGCGCGCGACGCCCTGACCTGGCCACCCGGAGGCGCTCGACGCCCGGCCGTCAGGCTGGCGTCAAATGCCCTCGTCGTGGCACGAATTTCACCAACACCTCGTCCATTCATCCTCCACCCTGAACTTCCAGCGCGGTTTCACCACGGTGCGCGACCGCCACCGCGGATTGACCGGTTTTGCCGATCCAGCGGCATTGCTGGACCACCTGCATCGCGGCGATAGCTCGCCCGATCAGAAGAACCTGCTCCTCGGCGATCTGATCCAGGGCGCCAAGGCCAATGACCGCGCCGGGGACTGTGCTCTCACGCTGATGCTGCTTGCGCTGTGGCCCGGACTTGACGGCGTGTTTCGTCGGTCGCGCGCGCGCCGCCTCGGACAGACCGACGAGATCGCGTCTGAAATCCTGGCCCGAGCGACGGCCGCGATCCGGGATCTGGATCTGACCGGGGTCAATTGGATCGCCGCCACCATTCTCAAGAATGTCGAACGCGACGTGCTGCGGGCGCATAATCGGGAAGCCAGTCGCCAATCCATCCAGGACGAGTTCGACGCAGATCTGCACGGCGGAATCTTCATGGCCGGAGATCCGGAGATGGAACCCGGAAAGCTGCTGGCCGAACTGACCCGCCTGATCGGCGTCGACGCTGATCTCGTCCTGCGCGTCGTCATCGACGGCTACACCCAGGCCGAGGCCGGCCAGCAATTGGGCCTGTCCGAACCGGCTGCCCGCAAGCGGTTCCAGCGCGCGCTCACGCGGCTTCGTGACCAGGCCGAACAAAAAATCTGACCATCTTGTCCCGTTCGGTGCGCGCCGGTGGCTTTTCAACTTCGGACGCACCGAGCGTCCAGCCAAACACAGAAAGTCCCAGTTGATGAGCGATACGACTGTCCTCCCGACTGAACCTCTGAAGCGGATCCCCGGCCTCTACCGTCGCTGGGAGTTACCGGAAATCTTCGAGGTCCAGCGCCGGTATCACATTGAAGAAGCCGGCACCCACGCCGACGGCACGCCGCTGTTGGCCGTCTACTCCAGCGAGCCTGAGGGCCAGCCCCAGGCCCTCAAGGGGAGTGCGAACTGATGACACTCCCGATCATTTCGGCCGACCAGCGCCTTGCCGAACCGCGCGGCATCAAGGGCGTGATTTTCGGCAAATCCGGCATCGGCAAGACCAGCCTGCTCTGGTCGCTGGAGCCGGCCAAGACCCTGTTCTTCGACCTTGAGGCGGGCGATCTCGCCATTGAAGGCTGGGGCGGCGACACTATTCGCCCCCGCACCTGGGAAGAATGCCGTGACTTTGCGGTCTTCATCGGCGGCCCCAATCCGTCGCTGCGCGATGACCAAGTCTACAGCCAGGCCCATTTCGATGCGGTCTGCACGAGGTTTGGTAGCCCGGCATCGCTTGATCGCTACGACACGGTGTTCATCGACAGCATCACGGTTGCCGGGCGTTTGTGCTTCCAGTGGTGCAAGGGGCAGCCCGAGGCGACATCCGACAAATCCGGCAAGCCCGATGTGCGCGGCGCCTATGGCCTGCACGGCCGCGAGATGATCGGTTGGCTGACCCATCTGCAGCACACCCGGGCCAAGAACATCTGGTTCGTCGGGATCCTCGACGAGAAGCTCGACGACTTCAATCGCAAGGTGTTTCAGCCCCAGATCGACGGCGCGAAGACCGGTCTCGAACTCCCCGGCATCGTCGATGAAGTGCTAACCATGGCCGAGGTCAAGGACGAGGCAGGCACCGCTTCGCGCGCCTTCATCTGCCAGACCCTCAACCCGTGGAGCTACCCGGCGAAGGATCGCTCCGGCCGGCTGGCCTTGCTCGAAGAGCCGCACCTGGGGCGCCTCATGACCAAGATCCGCGGGCCCGTTGTGCCCGCCAGGCAACGCCTCGAGTTCGGCCTGCCCGAAGCGCCGGTCACGGCCAACGATCCCCAATCCTCCAAACAGAACTGATCAAGGAGACCCGACATGGGCAGCTGGAATGATTTCAACGACGCCAAGCAGACGACCAACCTCATCCCGAAGGGAACGCTGGCCAAGGTCCATATGACCATCCGCCCCGGCGGCCATGACGATCCCGCTCAGGGCTGGACCGGCGGCTATGCCACGCGCGGCAACACCGGTTCGGTTTATCTGAGCGTCGAATACACGGTGGTCGAAGGACCCTACGCCCGCCGCAAGGTGTTCAGCATGATCGGGCTTTACAGCACGAAGGGCCCCGAATGGGCCAACATGGGGCGTGGGTTCATCCGCTCGATCCTGAACTCGGCGCGCGGTCTTTCCGACAAGGACAACAGTCCTCAAGCCCAGACGGCGCGCCGTATCGGCGGCTTTGCCGATCTCGATGGCATCGAGTTCGTCGCCCGGATCGACGTCGGCACCGACAGCAATGGCGATCAGAAGAACGATATCCGTGCCGCCGTGACCCCGGATCACCGCGAATATGCCGCCGTCATGGGCACGGCGCCCGCGCAGCCGGCAAGTCCGTTCGCGGGATCCACCCCGTCCGCTCACGCCACTGGCGGGCGCCCCACCTGGGCTCAGTGAGGAGGCTGCCATGATCCTTCGACCCCGACAGTCCCAGTTCGTCGAGCGCAGCCTGTCTGCGCTCGACATCCACGGCAACACACTCGGTGTGGCTCCGACAGGATGCGGGAAATCGGTAATGCTGTCCGCAGTCACCGGCCAGACGATCCGCGACAGCCGCGCCAAGGCCTGTGTGCTGGCGCACCGCGATGAGCTCACGAGCCAGAACCGCGACAAGTTCACCCGCGTCAATCCGGGCATGACGACCTCGGTGGTCGATGCCAATTCCAAGAACTGGTGTGGCCAGGTCACCTTCGCGATGGCCCCGACGCTATCGCGTTCTGCCAATCTCGAGGCCATGCCATCGCTCGACCTTCTGGTCATCGATGAGGCCCACCACGCGGTTGCCGACAGCTACCGCCGGATCATTGACCGGGTGCTGCACCTTAACCCGATGGCCCGGATCTATGGGGTGACCGCAACGCCCAACCGTGGTGACCGGAAGGGACTGCGTGAGATATTCACCAACGTCGCCGACCAGATCCGGCTGGGCGAACTGATTGCCTCCGGTCACCTCGTTCGGCCGCGCACCTTCGTGATCGACGTTGGGGTGCGCGATGAACTGGGGAAGGTGCGCAAGACGGCTGCCGATTTCGATATGGGCGCAGTCGATGCGATCATGAACAAGGCTCCGGTGACCGGCCAGGTCATTGCGCATTGGCGGGAAAAAGCCGGCGAGCGCCAGACGGTCGTGTTCTGTTCGACTGTCAACCATGCCGAAAATGTCGCTGCTGCTTTCAACGCAAACGGCATTCCCGCCGCAGTTGTCCATGGCGATCTGGATGACGCGACCCGTCGTGCCACTCTGGCCGCCTATGACGCCGGTGACTTTCAGGTGGTGGTCAATGTCGCGGTGCTGACCGAAGGCTGGGACCATCCACCGACCTCCTGCGTCATCCTGCTGCGCCCCAGCTCGTTCAAGTCGACGATGATCCAGATGGTCGGGCGCGGCCTCAGGACGGTCAACCCCGAAGAATATCCCGGGGTTATCAAGACCGATTGCGTCATACTCGATTTTGGCACCTCGACGCTGCTTCACGGCACGCTTGAGCAGGATGTCGATCTCGACGGCAAATTGTCCTGCGGCGACGCCCCGACCAAGGAGTGCCCGGATTGCAGCGCGACAGTCCCGGCCGCCGTATCTGAATGCCCGCTGTGTGGTCATGTCTGGGAGGGTTCCTCGCGCAATCCTTTCGACCCACTCGGCCACTTCATCATGACCGAAATAGACATTCTGGCGCGCTCCAATTTTGACTGGGTTGAAACCCATGCCAATGGCTCAGGCGTCATCGCCAGCGGCTTTCATGCCTGGGCCGGGGTCTTTTGGCATAACGGCCGCTGGTACGGCCTGGGCGGCCGGCCAGGACAAGCGGGCCATGTCCTTGCCCTCGGCGAACGCGACATCTGCCTTGCTGCAGCCGATGACTGGCTTAACGAAAACGAGACGGACGAAAGCGCCCACAAGTCGCGCGGATGGTTGTCACTCCCTGCAACTGACAAGCAACTGGCCCGGCTGCCTGGGTCATTCCGTCACGATTACGGTCTGACCCGCTACGCGGCCTCGGCGCTGATTTCCTATCAGACCCATGCGCATCAGATCGGGAAAATGATCCGCGCCGCCGATCCGCAGCATCTGCCTCTCGCCGCGTGATGAAAGGCCGCTCATGCAAACCGATGTCTCGCCCGATTTCTGGGCCAATCTCTCAGCCGAGGCGCGCCTGCGCCGCTGGCATCCGCGCGGAGTGCTCTGCGCGATCTGCCGGCGCCCGGCCGCAGGCTTTGGCTGGCTGGGGCCGCAACAAACCAAACACTCCGGACCTGACGTCTGGTTCTGCTCGATGAGCTGCCAGACCTTCTTCCACGACCGCGCCCGAAAGGTACCCGATATGGTAGATCTTACTCCCCTCGAAAATGCTGCCATTGAGGCCGGAATCGAACCGGTCGCCCGCATGATTGATGGTATTGGCTGGCATGTGCCGCCTGCTGCCTGGACCCGTGACCAGATGCTCGGGCTCATCCTGGCCGGGATCGAAGGGTTCCAGGAATCGATGCGCGTGGCCGCCGTCCAGCCGGCACAAGTCACCGCCTCGGACTGTCCATTCTGATGCTGGACTTCAACCACCGCCAGACATTCGCCGATCGCCTCAACGCGCTGGTCGACGAGAGCCTCGTTGCCGACAATGCCACTCGAAGCCCCCGGGATTATCTTGGCGGCTCGCGGGTGGGTGTGGCCTGCGAACGCGCGCTCCAGTTCGAGTTTACGGCCACCCCGAAGGACGCAGGCGGCGACTTCTCGGGCCGGACCTTGCGCATCTTTGCGATCGGCCATGCGCTAGAAGATCTGGCGATTGCCTGGCTGCGCAGCGCCGGGATCGAGATTTTCACCCGCAAGGGCAATCGCCCGGACGGGGAGCAATTTGGGTTCTCGGCTGCTGGCGGGCGTTTGCGCGGCCATGTCGACGGCATCATCACCCAGGCCCCGGAAGCACTCGGGTTGGGATCGCCTGCACTCTGGGAGTGCAAGACCATGAACGCCAAGAACTGGCGTTCGTGCGTCAAGGAGGGCGTGGTCAAATCCAAGCCGGTCTATGCAGCGCAGATCGCGCTCTATCAGGCCTATATGGAAGCCAGCGTTCCGGGCATCTCGGCCGCGCCTGCGCTGTTCACCGCGATCAACAAGGATACGGCCGAACTTCACCATGAGTTGGTGCCGTTCGATCCCGACCTGGCTCAGCGCATGAGCGATAAGGCCGTGCGGATCCTGCAGGCGACAGATGCCGGTGAACTGCTGCCGCGCATGGCCAACAATCCCGACTTCTTCGAGTGCCGGTTCTGCGCGTGGGCCACCCGTTGCTGGGAGATACCCCGGTGAGCGACGATACCATTATTCACTTCAATCCCTGGCGAGATTTTAACGATGCCAGGTCGCTTGAGGAGCTCTACCTCGAACCCGACCGCGCGCAGATCGAAGCCTTTCTCGATGTTGTCTTCGACTATTGCGACGGCCTGATTCCGGTCCGCAGCTTCGTCGAGAAGGGCCAGGGGCTTGAAGGCAAGCCTAACAATATCTGGATCGAGGCCGATGGCTCGGCCGCCGACAAGCTTGTCACCTTTGCCAACTGGGCCGGGCGCGAAGGCGCGGCCGTCTATGTGATCCCGGGCACGGTTGCCGAGAGCGGCCAGGCAAAGTCAGCCGATGTGGCGGCCATGCAGGCGATCGTGGTCGATATCGATACCGGCGATGTTGGCGGCAAGCTGGCTTACCTGACCCGGCACCTCGGCGAGCCCAGCCTTGTTGTCGAAAGCGGCGGGCGCACGGCAGAAGGCGCACAGAAGCTCCATGTCTGGTGGAAGCTGTCCGAGCCCGCCACCGGCAGCGATGTCGAGCAGGTCTGTGCGCTGCGCGGGTCGATCGCGGCCAAGGTTGCCGGCGATACGCATTTTCGTTCCGCCCACCAGCCGATCCGAGTGCCGGGCACCATCTACCACAAGGGCGGCAATCAGCGCCTGGTTCAGATCCTCCGGCACACCGAAGGCCGCGAGGTGGATCTGTCTGGTATGGCCGAGGCGGTTGCCGCCATGCCGGCCATGCCCGGGGTCGGCAGTGATACGGCGGCGCCAGATTCCAAGCCCTCGCTCAACGATGTCCTGACGACGCCGGTGCATGAAGGCGGCGCGGATGCCTGGTCCCGCTTCGAGGGCGCCAGTGCCGCCATCGGCCACTTCATCCGTCAGGTGCATGAGGGGCGGATCAGCCCCGATGAAGGCTGGGAGGCCATCTGCCAGTACAATGCCGCCATGTTGCGGCCCTGCTGGCCGACGGAGCGCCTGAAGGCGGAATCCGATCGGCTGTGGCGCCTCCATGTCGAACGCAATGGCCCGGCGCTGGTGCGCTTGGTGAGCGCGGTGCCTGCTTCAAGTGAGATGCCGGCCTTTACGCTGGGGGCATTGCTCGATGACACCAGTCCCATGCCGGCCGACATTATCGCGCCGCGGGTGCTGACGCCGGGTGGTATGCTGGTGCTGGGCGGTGCCCCCAAGGTCGGCAAGAGTGATCTTCAGATCACCTGGCTGGTTCACATGGCGGCAGGAGAACCCTTTCTCGGATTTACGCCCCCGCGTCCTTTACGCATCTTCTATCTCCAGGCCGAGATTCAGTATCACTACCTTCGCGAGCGCATGCAGCACATCGGGCTGCCGGCAGAACTGCTTCACGCGGCGCGCGATAATCTGGTCGCCACTCCAAAGCTGAGCATGTTGCTCGATGCTGACGGCAGCGCACGGGTGGCTGAGGCCATCAAGCGCGCTTTTCCGACCGAGCCGGTCGACATCATCTGCATCGATCCGATCCGCAACCTGTTTGACGGCGGGCCCGACGGCGGCGGCGAAAACGACAATGCCGCCATGATGTTTTTCCTGAAGAACCGGGTCGAGGCCCTGCGCGATCATATCAACCCGGACTGCGGTGTAATACTGGTCCATCACACCAAGAAGCTGTCAAAGCAGCAGGTCAAGGATGATCCCTTCCTTGCGCTCTCCGGCGCCAGCGCCTTGCGCGGATTCTACACAACCGGGTTGCTCCTGCATCGAACGGATGAAGAAAGCCCCGAGCGCCGCCTGGAAATCGAACTGCGCAACGGACCTGCATTGCGGGCCAAGCTGATCGACAAGGTCAAGGGGCAATGGGTCGAGCTCAATCCGATGAACGAGCGTCTTGTGCGCCGGGATGTGGGCGCCAAGCTTGATGCCGAACGCGTGCGCAAACACGACGTCATTCTCGGTATGCTGCTCGATGAGGCCGCGGAAAGCAGGCTCTACACCACCATGCAATTTGCCGAGGCCTTCGAAAACAAGGGAGGCCTGGGCGGCAAGAACTCAATCCGCGAACGGCTGAGTGTCTTGGCGACAAAGGGCTATGTGAAGTTCCTCCGCGATGGCGGGCCGTTTGGCTACCCGATGGTCCGTTCGCGGTATGGCTACCTGTGCGTGGAAGGGATGCAGTTCACCGCCTCTGGCGCCGTCGACGGCGAGACAGGCGAGGTGATTGATGAGCCGCGCGCGGTCCTGCCCAGTCACTACAAGTGCCCTCATTCAGGTGCCTGTCTCGATGTCGAGAACCCCTCGGTGTGGGTCTATCCAGCCGGGTCAGAGGATGCGCCAAGGCCTTCTGATTTGGGGTCAACTCCTCAGGAGTTTGGGTCAACTCCTAACTCCTCCTAACTCCTCAATTCAATAAATTCAGTCACTTATGAAAATGGAGGAGTTGTCCTCCGAACTCTTCCTGAACTCCTCTGAAATTGGAAAATCCTTATGTTTTACAACGCTCTGAATGATCTGGAGGAGTTTAGTGCGAAAGCCCCCTTACTACGTAAGGGGGGCCACCCCTTGGGTGTGGCCCCCATTTCTTACGTAGCGGGGTATCCCGCGCGGGCGAGGTCTCCACCAGACTTGTGACCCCCAGACCGGACGACGGTGGTCCGTACCGCCAAGCACAAAACCACCGCCGCCCGCACCACGACCAATCCCACATGGAGAATCATCATGGATATTCTGACTCTGCCCGACACACGGCGCAGTGCAACCCCGCCGGCGGCAAGGCCGGTCACCATAACCCGGGGCGCGAAACTGGCTCTTGACCTTGGCACCAGCACTGGCTGGGCGCTGCAGACAGGCGACGACTTCATCTCAAGCGGCACGGTATCATTGAGGCATACCCGCTTCGATGGCGGCGGGATGCGGTTCCTGCGCTTCCGCCGCTGGCTCGAGCAGCTCGACATTGATGCCGGTCCGATCGAGACGGTCTATTACGAGGAAGTCCGTCAACGTTCCGCGCCAGGCGCCAGCCACATTTATGGTGGTTTTCAGGGCATTCTGACCGCGTGGTGCGAGGAACACCTCATCGCCTATCAGGGTGTGCCCGTCGGTACGATCAAACGGTTCATCACCGGCAAGGGCAATGCCGACAAGGCGGCAGTCATCGCGGCAGTCCAGGCAAAGGGCTTTGCCCCGGCTGACGACAACGAGGCCGATGCCATCGCCATCCTGCTCTGGGCCATTGAGACCCGAGGAGGTGTGCGATGACCACCTGGTCCATTCTCGGCCACACAGCCAAGGTGCTCGAAGAACGGCGCGACGACTACGGCGATCCCGCCGAGCAGTTTCGCGCCATTGCCGACCGTTGGTCGATTACGCTCGGCACGCCCATCACCCCAGCACAGGTTGCCCTGTGCATGATCGACCTCAAGCTTGCCCGGCTGGCTTACGATCCGGGGCACTTCGACAGCCTGGTTGATGTCATCGGCTATGCCGCGCTGCTGCGGGAGGTGCGCTGATGGGCATGACCTCCCGGATTTACAGCCATGGTTCCCAGCGGGACGGTGAGCAGCTGCGCCGTGATGGCTGGCGCAAGGGCATACTGGCCGTCTCCGTCAGCGATCAGAGACTGACCACCCTCGAACGCGAAGCCATCCGGGCGATCGGAGAACGGCTCTACGGAGGCGCCCATGGCAAAGGGGCGTAGGCGCAAGGCGGGCCGCCGCCACCCCTGCGGCAAGCTGGTGCAACCGGGCAAAGCCGAGACCTTGCGGGAAGTGACAGCGACCGTCCTGAACGCCCGCCAGCGTCAGTACGGCGTCACTGCCCGGCAGGCCAAGGACGAGCGGTTGGGTTCGGCGATCGGACGCCTGGCGTTCGCGGGCAAGATCACGGCGGAGCAATTGGCGGCGGCTGAGCTCTATGGCGATCTCATGGCTCGCAACCGGGCCGTTATGGGGCTGCCGCCTATCCACCCGCATTCGGCGTCAGGGCTGCTGCTGGACGAAGGCATCTTCGGGCGTAGCACCGCTGAGCCGGATCTGGACTACGTGGCGAAGATCCGCAAGCGTTCGGCGGCTGCAATCCTGATGCTGCGGACGGCTGACCACGATGCAATTGCCACCACCGGACGGCGGCCCAGCGTGCTGGTCCATGCCGTGGTCTGCTACGAGGTGGATGCCGCGACATGGGGAGATGCGGATCTGCGCAATCTTGGCCACGGCCTGGATGCGCTGGTCAACTTGTTCGGGATCAGGGCTGGTAGTTCGCGCCCGGTTTCTTTCGCCTGCCAAGTTTAATAACAAACTGTGATTCAACGATAAAATATCAAAATGGGGTTGACGGCGCTTTGCCAATGCTGTAGCCCTTCCGAAATAGATCGTTGCGAATTGCGCCCGGAGCCCAGGTGGCCTTCCGGGCGCGTTTCGCATTGAATGCTGCGAGGTGTGTATGGCTCATTTGGATGCCGACACATTCGAGCGCCTACTATCCATCATCAACGGTGAAGATTGTGTCGAGGTCCGGGTCGGCAGGACGAGACACGCTTTGATTGACAGGGATGATCATCCACTGGTTGCGGGCCATTCTTGGAGATTCAATGGGCGCTACGCTTATGCGAAATCAGGGAGCCAAACGATTTTGATGCATCGATTGCTCACCGGGGCGGAAGCAGGGTTTGTTGTCGATCATATCGATGGCGATGGACTTAATAATCAGCGCTACAACCTGCGTGTTTGTACTCAGGCTGAAAATGCCCTCAATCGTCGTCGGACATTTGGCATGTCGCGTTTCAAGGGTGTTTACTTTGACCGAGGCGGCTGGCGATCGGCAGTGCAAATAAATGGTCGGCGGCACAGGTTGGGAACCTTTACCACAGAAGAGCAGGCGGCCAGAGCCTACGACAAAAAGGCAGTCGAACTCCATGGTCAGTTTGCCGCCACCAATATGGATTTGGGGCTCTTCGCAAAATAAATGCAAGATGCTTGTATATCCGGTACGATTGCGCGGACGCCGTGCAGTCGCCCAGCGCTTACGTCGTCTCCGCGCTGAACCCCTTTGCCGAGATTGTGCCCACGCCGGGATTGTCCGCGAGGCGACCGTGCCGGACCACATCGTCCCGCTGGCTCATGGTGGGTCGGACGAGGACAGTAACATCAGATCTCTGTGCCGTGAGCACCATCTCATGCGTACCGCCGAGCAGTTCGGGCTGCGCCGGAAGGTACGGATCGGGGCCGATGGGTGGCCGGCGGAGTGACCGTACCCCGGGGGGCGGTTCGTAACTTCAACCGGTAGGCGGGGGACACCGCCCCCGATCCAAAGTTCACGCAACCGCGAGTTAGCAACCGGGGGTCAGAAGGCGGAAAGTCGCAGATTTCCGTCGAATTGACTGGATAGTCGTCGCGATAAGAGCGGTAGTCGCTTCACGAAAACGGAGCGATGCAGATGACCAACTCGACCTTGCCAACCGCCAACGAGGCCTGGGGCTTTTACGGCACCAGCGGCGCCTTCGCCGATGCCGATGCAGCCTGGGCCATTGCCTTCCCGGCGATTACCAAGGTCACGGTGGGCAGCGCGGAAGGGGTGCGGGATTTCCTCGACAGCCGCCATGGCCGCCACTTCGCCGATGAAGTCCACAACGGCATCCACGCGGGGCTCGACCTCACCGCAGCAATCGAAGCGGCGATCAACCGCTGGATGGGATGGACCATCAGCCGCGAAACCGCCCGCGAGATCTCGATGCCAAAGGGGCTGCCCTACCTCACGGGCTTCGTCCTCTATTTCAGCTTGCAGGCGCAGGCCGCATGAGCTCGGGAATTACAAGCACCATCCGCCTTGCGATCAGCACGCTGCCGGAGAACTTCGACCGCAGCCGGATCGTCACGATAATCGAGACGATCGAACAGGAATTGTACGAGGGCGGCGTCTACGCCAGCGCGACCGCCGACAGCTTCACCATCGAGATCACGGTCCGGACCGGCCAGTTGCTCGACACCGCCAAGGTGCTCACCGAGCTCGAACTGATCTGACCGTCGGGCAATAGCCCGAGAACCCGACCTGATCCGACATTTTGACCAAGCGCCGCGAGCCATAAGGCTACCGCGGCCGAACCCGTTTCAAGGACATCTATGGATCAGGACTGGCCGGCCCAGAGCAGCGAGCTCTGGCCGATAGAGAAGATCACGCCATACGCGCGCAACTCCCGCACGCACTCGGATGAACAGGTCGCCCAGATTGCGGCCTCAATCCGGGAATGGGGCTGGACCAACCCGATCCTCGTCGATGAGGACGGCGGCCTGATCGCTGGCCATGGCAGGCTGCTGGCGGCCCGCAAGCTGGGTCTTGCCCAGATTCCGACGATGGTCGCCAAGGGCTGGAGCGAAGCCCAGAAAAAGGCCTACGTCATCGCCGACAACAAGCTAGCGCTGAACGCCGGCTGGGACCTCGAGCTGCTGGCCGTCGAACTTGGCGACCTGCAGGGTTTCGACTTTAATCTGCTGCTGACCGGGTTTTCGGATGACGAACTCGGCAAGCTGCTGGCCGAAAAGACCGAGGGCGAGACTGACCCTGACGACATTCCTGAGGCTCCTGCTGATCCTGTCGCCAAGCCCGGCGACGTCTGGCTGCTCGGCAAGCACCGGCTCGTTTGCGGCGATAGCACCGATGCAGACACGGTGGCCAAAGCGCTGAATGGCGTTTCACCCCACCTGATGATCACCGATCCGCCCTACGGCGTGGAATATGATCCGGCCTGGCGCGAAAAGGCCGGCGTTGCCGCTTCCGGCACCGCCAAGGGCAAGGTGCTGAACGACGACAAGGCCGACTGGCGCGAAGCATGGGCATTGTTCCCGGGCGATGTTGCTTATGTCTGGCATGCGGGTTTGTTCGCGGGTGTGGTTGGCGATAGCCTTGCCGCCAGTGGGTTTCAGCTCCGCTCCCAGATCATCTGGGACAAGGGTCAGTTGGTCCTCTCGCGCGGCGATTATCATTGGGAGCACGAGCCCTGCCAACCTGCCGGGACCATGGTGCAGAAAGTCATTGCGCGCGGTGCCGGTTCACAGCCTGCCCAAATTGCCGAAGTACCGATCGAAACGCTGCATGCCGGTGATCACGTCGTATCCTACAATTCCTATTCCAGCGTGGTGATGCGGCGCGGTCGCGAAATCACCCGGTTCGGTGAGCGGCAGTTCGATGGGCTGATGCACACCATATCCGCCGGAGGGCGCGCTACGCGGGCAACCCCGGAGCATCAGTTCTCTGTGCGTCTGAACCCGGGCGCAGCGAATAAAAATGTCGTCTATCTCATGCGCCGGGGCAATTGGTGGAGGGTCGGCCGGGTCAGACTGTTTAACAGCCGTGGCTTTGGCCTTGCCACCCGGATCGCCGATAACAAGGCTGAAGAAGCCTGGATTATTTCCGTCCATGACACCACGACCGATGCGCAATGTGCTGAGCAAGTGCTGTCGTGCAAATATGGGATCCCAACGACCCATTGGGAAATCGATGACTGGGCCTTGTCACCGGAAAGACAGCGTTCTCGGGATCAGATCGCTGGGATATATGCCAGCCTGAACCTGAGCGCCCTTGACGCTCGGGCAACCTTGCTGCTGCGGGATCATCGGCTCGAACGTGGGCAGCCGTTGATCCGTGGTGGTGAGCGGTTGATGTTTTCGCGCAAGTCCAGCCGCCGCATTCGGGCCTGCAATCTGTTCGCAGAAATCATGCAGATTCCGATGCCGACCTCGGGTGATGATTTCGAATGGGTAACGCTCACCGGAAACGATGCCACCCCATTCAGTGGCCTGGTCTACTCCATGGATGTCGAGGGCGATCAGCACTACGTCGCTGACGGCCTGATAACCCACAACTGCTGGTATGCGGTCAGGAAGGGGCGAACTGGCCACTGGGCCGGTGACCGCAAGCAGACCACCGTCTGGCACATTGCCAAGCCCAAGAAGAACGAGACGGGTCACGGGACCCAGAAGCCGGTCGAGTGCATGAAGCGCCCGATCGAGAACAATTCCAGCCCGGGACAAGCGGTCTACGAGCCATTCTCAGGCTCGGGTACCACGATCATTGCTGGTGAAATGACCGGCCGCTCGATCCACGCGATCGAGCTCAACCCGGCCTACGTCGATGTCGCCATCAAGCGCTGGCAAGATTTTACCGGAATGGCTGCCACCCTTGAGGGTGACGGCCGGACTTTCAATGAAATAGCCGAGATCGTCAGCAGCGATGACCCCGCCAGTACCGATCCCATCGCAGAGCCCAGCCACCCCTGACCATCGCGCAAGAGATATCGCCAGATTTCGGCGACACGCACCAAGCTGCAGTTCGCGCGCCCCCGGCGCCGCCTTCAGAGCGGCACTCCATTGCCGGACCGCTTACAAGAATATGCCCTTCACGCGACACCCCAACCGGGCGGCCGATCAGCCTGACCAGCGCATCTCGAGCTTCTTCCGCTGAGGCACGCGGGCATGGCTGATTGGATCTGCAGCTACCGTCGCTTTCACGCGCAGCGATGCCGGACAGGCGAATACGCGGACCTTCGGCGCACCAGACTGGCCCATCGCCGTCCCAGACCCGGGTCGGCGTGCAAGTGAACGTCGAGCCTTGCGGTGCAATCACTGCGGCAGCGGTCATGATCAGAAATTCAAATATCGTCGTGTCCTCGGATTTTGGAGGCTTGGAACCGGTCGGACACAAGACTTAAGCGAAGGCGCCTTGCCATGAAACCCGGAACGAAACCCAAGCCGACCCATCTAAAGCTGGTCACGGGCAATCCCGGCAAGCGGAGCCTGAATCGCAAGGAGGCCAAAGCGAAGGCCGCGATACCGGCGCCGCCCCACCACCTGACCGCCGATGCAGTCGAAGAATGGAACCGGGTCGCGACCGAGCTCTATAATCTCGGGATCCTCTCCGAGATCGATCGGGCAGCCCTCGCCGCCTACGCCATGGCCTATGGCCGCTGGGTCCAGGCCGAACGCGCGATCGCGAAGATGGCCGAGAAGGACCAGCTGACCGGCGGCCTCATGATCAAGACATCAAACGGCAACGCGATCCAGAACCCGCTGGTGGGCACCGCCAACAAGGCGGCGGCGGACATGATGCGTTACGCTGCAGAATTCGGGATGACGCCGAGTGCCAGGAGCAGGATCGCGGCCCAGCCGCCAGAAGAAGGCGCGGACCCCGCCGACCGCTTCTTCGCCTGACCGGACACTGGCCTATGCCAGGGCCGTGGTCGCAGGCGAGATCGTCGCCGGGCCGCACATTCGCAATGCCTGCAAACGGCACATCGCAGATCTGAAGCGCAAGGACGGCATCTGGTTTGACCACGATGCGGCCAATCACGCCTTCGCCTTTTTCGAGGAGGTGCTGAAACTTTCCGAGGGCCAGTTCGAAGGCGAGCCTTTCCGATTGGAGCCGAGCCAGGCGTTCATCGTCGGCTCGTTGTTCGGCTGGAAGCGCAAGGACGGTCGCCGCCGGTTCCGCCGAGCCTACATCGAACAAGGCAAAGGCAACGGCAAATCGCCAGTTGCTGGCGGCATTGGCATCTACGGAATGACCGCCTGTCAGGAAGCCGGCGCCCAGATTTATGCAGCTGCAGCTAAGAAGGAGCAGGCCAACATCCTGTTCCGCGACGCGGTGCGGATGGTGCGGCAATCACCGGCGCTGGCACGGCGGCTGGAGTTTTCGGGCGGCCCGGGACGCGAGTTCAACATCGCGCATCTGGCATCAGGCAGTTTCTTTCGGCCAGTGTCGCGCGATACCGGCAAGACCGGCTCGGGCCCGAGGCCCTATTTCGTGCTGGCGGACGAGGTCCACGAGCTTCCGGACCGTTCGATCATCGAGATGCTGGAGCGCGGATTCAAGTTCCGCCGTGATCCGTTGCTGTTCATGATCACGAACTCCGGCTCTGACCGCAATTCCGTCGCATGGGAGGAACACGAACATGCGATCCGGGTGGCGGCTGGTAATCCAGATGCGGTGACCGACCCGACCTTTCTTGGACAGGTCATCGACGACACAACCTTCAGCTATGTCTGCGCACTCGACGAGGGCGACGATCCGCTGACCGACCCCAGCTGCTGGATCAAGGCGAACCCGCTGCTGGGTGTCACGATCACCGAGCAGTACCTCTCGGAGGTCGTGGCGCAGGCCAAAGCTATCCCGGGGCAGTTGAATGGCATCTTGCGCCTCCACTTCTGTGTGTGGACCGATGCCGAGACCGCCTGGATGGCTCGGGCCACGCTGGAACCGCTGCTCGCGGAGTTTGAACCCAAGGCTGGTGGGGCCGTCTGGCTCGGGCTCGACCTTAGCCAGAACCGTGACCTGACTGCTCTGGCCGCCGTCCAGCGCAATGGCGAGAAAGACGGCAAACCCTGCTTTGACGCATGGGTTGAGGTTTGGACGCCCGGCGATACGCTGTCGGCGCGGGTCTTGCGGGACAAACAGCCCTACGACCTCTGGGTCGCCGACGGGTTCCCGATGACCGAGGACAGATTACTGATCGAAGAGCTTGCTGCGAAGGGCGGCCAACCGGATTTTTTGCGCACCATCGCCGAGAACGTGCTGCAGCTGATCATGGAGGCCGACGTT